TCGTCATTAATTTTATCATCATTAATTTTATCGTCATTAATTTTATCATCATTCGTTTTATCGTTAACAATATCTGTTATAATTAGTTTTTCATTAATTAAATCATCAATTTTTAGTGAATTTTCAATTAATAAAGTAATATTTGATATGCTTGTAGAAGTAGATAAGCACTCACTTTTTTTAATTGTAAGCTGTGGTAAATTAGAAATTTGTATCAGTAAATTATTATTAATTTTGAGTAATTTAATAATGTCATCATTTTCTTTAGCTAAAATATCTATTTTATTTTCTAAGTTTTTTTTTAAAATTTCTTGTTGTTCTAATTTATTTATTATCTCATTATTTTGTAAATAAATATTAGATTGACTTTTTAACGTTATTAAATAAGTTGTAAATGTTAATAAACCGATACCAACAATACATTTTTTTATTAACTCTGATTTTTCGATTAATTTAGTAAATCCAAATATAGGATTATCAAATATTTTATCCATTTTAGTTATTGTAATGTAATAACATAATATATTTAAATATATTATGTATATATTTTTATTTATAAAAAATTGATACATATTTATTACATACATATTTATTACATATATATACAATACAAAAATGAAAACAGAAATGATATTTATAGATGAACTTGATATGGAAATAATATTTCATATAGGACAAAGTCAACAGGAAAATTTCAATGTAATAAATAAAGGTTCGCCTTACGATTTATGGTTTCATGCTAAAAATGTGTCTTCTTGTCATGTGGTTGCTATAATTCCTGACGATATTGAAAATAATGAAATGAAATTTATAATTAAACAAGGCGCATTATTATGTAAAATGAATACAAATAAATTAAAAGATTTACATAATGTTGAAATAATCTATTCTCAAATACAAAATATAGAAAAAACACGTACGCCTGGTCTTGTAAATGTTAAAAATGAAAAAAAAATAATAATTTAATAAAAAGATTTATTAATTGTAACCTCTTTTGTAATATTACGGATTATTTTATCTTCTTTTTCTGATGTATTGTTTCCCATGCCACCCATGGCTTCTATTATCATTTTGCTATATTTATCTGACATATTAGATTCTAATTTTTGGCATTCAGGATATTTTTCGCGAAACTGGGTTATTAATTTGATATTTTTGTTAGCTATTTTATTTATAGCTTTTTTTAATCTACTTTTATTATCATCTTCTTTTTCCCATTGACCTTCATCTTTTATGTATATTGTTTCTCTTTTTTTATCTGTACAATGGAGTGGTCTTGCTGTTTCATCTAAGGCATTCAAATTTTTAACGATTATGTTAGATATCCCTTCTACATAACCCAATTCGCCTACTTTTTCAAGATCAGACAATTGTAGTTTGATTGAATCTACAAAATCAGTAATATTCATAGCATCTTTACAAGTTTCATTTAAAAAAAAGTTTAGATTAAATGCTTTATTATGTGAATTTGTAGTATTATTACTATGATTCGTTGTTCCATTTTTTACGATTTCCATAAGTTCCGTATTTTGTTTAATTAACATCATAATAAGGTGTCTATCCGTTGTATCAGAATTCATTTTTTCTTTTATCTCATTTTTAACCTCTAAATTATGTTCTGATACATCTTCTAATTTTACTACATTACTCGTAGTATGATTAATTAAAACATTTGTGCTACATCCATATTTTTTCTTATGTCTCCATAGACCAGAATAATCGTTATATTCTTTACCACAATTACACGTAAATAATGTGGGGTTTTTTGGGGTTTTTTGGGGTATTTTCATTGAAAAACCTTGACAATTTATTGATTTATGTTTTATGGTCTCAATATGGCGATTGAAATCTTTTTTATTACATGATTTAAAATCACAACTATTACAAAAATATTTTGGGGTTTTTTTTGGGGTTTTTTGATTGCTAAGTATTGACATATACATTGACTAAATAAAAAATTTTTAAATTGTTTTTTAATTCAAAAAAAAATTTATCGTAACAAAATAAAAAATTTTTTTTTTGTAACCAGACCATAATTTTCAATTATGCAGTGAAGACTTGCTTTTTTCATAAAGTATTTTGGTTTTTCAAAAAATGGACAAAAATAAATGTCCAAAAATTTAAAAACCAAAATACTTTATGAAAAATGAAAGAATAACTTTCCCTACATATGTAGTGAACTTTTTAAAGCCAAAAATATAAAAAAATAAGAATTTTACTACATTCATGTAGTATTCTGCCTTTAAGTAAGTTATATTATAAATTCTTAAAATTATTTGTAATATAAATAAAATTATAATGATGTTTGTAGTATTAGAAATTTATATTTTCTAAATCTTGTAGTTTCCAGTATTCAAAAGCTCCACCTGGTATTGGTCTCTTTATAATGAAAGGTATTTTTTTCTCTCTTAGCTCTAACTCAGCAATAATATATCCATCAATAATATTTTCTGGAACTTTTACTAGTGGTTTAGCACCAGTTTCAATTTGTTTTGCGCGTTGACCAAGAACTCTAGTTTTTTCATATTTTGTTAAGTATGGTAAAGTTTTATGTAATGGATCGATAATAATATTTTCATTATTTCTAACTACTTTTGTTAATTTTAAAACTTCATCATAATTATGATTTAAACATTCAGGATGGAATTCAGTTATATAATTTTTGTTTAATTCATTATCAAATTTTTGTAAATAATTTTCATCATATTCATCATCATAATCATTATCTTGATCTTCAATAATTAATTGGGTAGTTTTTTTTGGTTTTGTTTGGCTATTTTTATTTCCTTTTTCTATAACTACACCTTCTTCCTCATTAATTTCTATATCATCATCTTCATCACTATCAATATCGTCTTTATCTTTTAAATCATCTTTTTCTCTATAATTTTCATCATCATCTAAATCTTCAACACCACCTTTTTGTTTAACTATCTCATCATCATCATCATCGTCATCTTCATCTTCTTCAATTTCTTCTTCATCATCATTTTTATCTGGTTCGGAATCATCAACCTCAGTATCAGAATCAGTTTCTTCTATATAATTTCCGTATTTTCTAGCAGCATTAATTATAACAGGTTGTTTTTTTTTATCTAAATTATCTTTTTGTTCAAATTCATTTTCACTCTCGCTTTCAGAATTAGAATCAGAATAATAGTCACTTTCGTTGTCGCTCATTATTGTTATATTAACTAAAGATAGTTTTAAATAAAATTATTTCAATTTTCTTTTAAATAAAAAATGTAATTTTATAAATAATAATATTATTATCATAAACAATATTATTTAATTTTCTTTAATCGTCCATGTAGTATCACATTCACAACATAAATATACATATTTCATATTAGTATCGTCGTATCTGATATAAATAATTTCTCTTTCTTTACCATCTTTATTTGTAGGACATTCTGTATTCGGACATAGAATATTATTAACTCGTGGTAGTGTAGGATCAAATTTAGTATATCTATTAATAATATGACTAAAAGTTTGTTCTGATTTTTTAATTTTAATTTTAGATACACAAATATTTTCGGAAGCAAGCAAAGAATCTTCATTTCCACATTTACGACAATAATACACTAATTTATTAGGATCATCGGCATTAATACGAATATAATACATGTTTGAACAATTGCTGCAGAAGTGCATTTTTATATATTATAATTACAATTTATATTTATATTTATATTTCAATTTTATTTAAAACGTAAAATAAAGTTATACACATGTTTCTATCATATGTTTTGCTTCGTTTAATTTAAGTATTATCCTAGAATAATTCACATTGACAGACATATTGTATATATTAGTTGTAATAGTTTGAGGCTTATAGTTATTATTAATTTTATTTTGAACAAATTCAATAAGATTATTATAGTTTTTATTAAAATTTTCCTTAATATATGTGTAAAATAGATCAAAAAAATCAATATAAATTCCAGGTTTTTTCATCACGATATCACAAATAGCAATATCTAAATTAGAATACTCAATAATTTCATTATAGTTATTAAAATCAATGTGTTTCATATTGATACCCGGTTCATTTAAAAGAGGATTTTTACATAAAAGTGTGCAAAGTGTAAGTAGAATAGTTGAAATTGTTTGACAAGAAGTCCATTGTTCACCCCTCCAAGTATTTAATAATGAAACACATACTTTTCCACTTGTATAAAGGTTTGGATTAAATCTAACCATATTTCCATTTGTAAAATATTTTACAATGGGTGGGCTATGTGGATAGTCATCAGGATATGTTAATGTAAAAAAATAAAATCCACCGAAATATGGTGTGTCCGTTGGTCCAATTATCATAGCATAACCTTTCATCATATCAGTATCATCGTGTATATAATATATCCCCTCATCAACGAGAGGATTTTTAATAATCTGTTTAATATCTTTTAAAAGTCTATTAATAGTTTCTTTTGATATAATTACGCTCATTATATAAAATGACGTGATAATTTTAAACTTGTTTAATAAATATTATATGCGTCTTATCCCTTTAAATTGTATTTTAAATATAATATTTTTTATTAATTATTTAAAAAAAAAATGAAATAGAAAAATATCATTATATTATATTAACAATGAATAATACAATGATAAATACATCACAAAATAGATCGTATGTTGATTTTATGGTAAAGCATAGTGCTAAGAATGTGAATAATTCAAATGAAACATCCATTCCCGTAAATATTACACATACTAGAATACCTAATGCTGAATTAAATGTTTTCCCTGGTTCTTTTATAATACCAAGAGAAGAGTTAGACACATTTTATAAGTTGTATTATCATTATATTTTTGAAAACGATAAAAAACCAAAAGAATATTTGACCGAAAAACAATTAGAACAAGGTGGACCAATCGCAGTAGATTTTGATTTTAGATATAATTATGATGTCATTGAACGTCAACATACAAAGAATCATGTTAGAGATATGATTTGTGTTTATTTAGATGAACTTAAGGAATATTATATTTTTGAAGAAAATAAACCATTTCCAGTTTATATATTCGAAAAACCTAACGTAAATAGGTTATCAGACAAATTGATTACAAAAGATGGTATACATATGATTATAGGCATTCAAACAGATCATACTATTCAGGCTATGATACGTGAGAAAATGATACAAAAACTTCCAGAATTTATGGATTTACCTGTTGTAAATACATGGGAAAGCGTTCTAGATGAAGGAATTAGCAGAGGTACTACAAATTGGCAGTTGTTTGGATCAAGAAAACCTGGTAATGAAGCTTATGATTTAACACACTATTATTCAATAAGTTATGATGAATCAGATAAAGAATTTATGATGGATGAACGTAAAATATCTGAGTTTGATTTTAAAAATAATTTTGCGAAATTATCAGTTCAATATGATAAACACCCAAAATTCGAAATGAATCCAAAAATAATAGATGAATACAATAAAAATTTACAGAAAAAAAACACTAAAACAAAGAAGGCTTCAAGTAAGACAAAAATTAACTTGATTATTGAGGATAATGATGATGATAATGAAGAAAGTATATCTATAAATGATATAAAAGATTATGAAACTTTGAAAAAAGCAGTAGACATTATGCTAAAAAATTTAGAACCAAATGAATATGAAATAAAAGAGACGCACGAATTTACACAAGCTTTACCGCCAAAATATTACGAACCAGGATCTCATTTACTTAATAGACAAGTAGCATTTGCTTTAAAACATACGAGTGAATGTTTGTTTTTATCTTGGG